GGTTGCCTGCGCAGAAACACGTGGAAATTGCCTGGGTACGCGGCGTCTGCGCTATGGTGCGTGATGTTCAAGTCAGGCACAAGCCAAATGTGTCCGCCGCAGTCGTTCCAGTTACGGCTAAAAGCGTAGTCTTCGCCGTACCACAGCCCTTTATGGGCGCCGTGGTTAAACAGATCCACCAACGGCTTGTAGGCGGGGCCATACGACAAGTGCGGGTACGCTTTCATAAAGCGATCCACCGCCTTAGGCGTCACCTTCAAGAACCCTGCTGGCACCCATTCGGCGTGGATGGCGCCGTCACTGGGCCGCACGATAGGGCGGTTCTGCGTGCTGTTGAACAGGCACCCCATGTACTCTTCCGGCTCGCGTTTGAACCGATACGTTCCGGCTGCGACGTCGCCTTCGGTCCGCACCAGTTTCAGTAGCGCTTGGGGATCGAATGACAGATCGTGGTCAAGAAAGACAATGTGGTCCGCGTCCGCGTCCAGTGCTTTGCGCAGCATGACGTTTCGCGCCTGGCTAATGTACGGATTGCCGACTTCGCTGACCATCTGATGTTCAATGCCCGCTTCGTCTAGCAGCGGCACAGCCGCGCGGATGGAGTCCAGCAGTTGCTGGTACGGGCGCGTGATGGTGGGAACGCACAAAACAACTTTCATGCCTGCCCCAACATGCACAGGTTAAAACTAGACGTATCAGTTGCTTTGATGGTAAACCCAGCATCTTCCATAAATGCTCGCAGCGTCTCGGGCACAAAACCGTACTTGTGCGCCATCCAAGGGTTCACCTCAACAAATTTCGCCATGCCGTAGTACATATCCAGCCCGGTAACGGGGCCAGCGGGCGAATCGTAGTAGACCGTCATGTCTGGCTTAATACCGTCCAAGTTGGGCACAACGATCAAAAGTACGCCGTTTGGCGCTAGCACACGCTTGAACTCGCGCAGCACGACACGGACGTCGTGGGGAACGAAATGTTCCAGCGCATGACTGCAATACACCATCTCAAAAGGACCGATGTCCCCGAGATCCGTAAGGGATGCCACAATGTCAGGCGACACGTCTGGATTGATGTCCAGACGTGTCTCCGTTCCCGGCATCCACTCGGGGAGCGGCTCAGAGCCGCACCCCGCGTGAAGAACGCGCATTAAGCCGCGTTCCAGAGGCCAAGCGCCTCCAGCGTATTCATGATGTCGATCACAGCCGCCTTGAGGGTGGTCGTGACGTCAGTAGAAGACGCGGTGCCTACGGCAGAAGTCGCCACCACAGCAGTGCGCTGCGTAATGGGCGTCTCGCCGTAGAAGCCAATCAACCCGCCAGCTACACCAACTTTCAGACCTTCGTTGGTGTTGCCGTCGCCCAATTGATAACCATCTCCAACCTTCGGAAGTGCCATGTCTTGCTCCTAAATTAAGCGCCGCCCTTCCACAGCCCGAGAGCTGCCAGGGTATTCATGACTTCGATAAGCGCCGCTTTCATGGCGGTGGTGACGTCGGTGGACGACGCCGTGCCAACCGCCGAGGTGGCTTGCGCCGCCCCGGACCGCTGCGCGATAGGCGTGTAGCCGTAGAAGCCCACCGTACCGCCCGAGGCGCCGATAACGGCACCATCAAGCTGCTGGTCTTCGTAGGCAACGCCGATGGGTTTAGTGTTCGGCATGGTTTACCCCCAAACGCGGACGGCCATTTCCGGACGGATCACCTTGTAGCCGTACAGAACGTCAATCCGGCACGGCAGGCGGTCGTTGTTGATGTCGTACTGACGCACGATCCGCATGGAGATGCCGTTATGCACCTGCCGCGAGGCCATATCGACGCCTTGCGGCATGATGAGGTCAGCGGTGGCGAAGGTGATGGCGTCGCGGTGGTAGGCCAGGTTCTGCGGGTAGCCGGTAGAGGCTGCGCCGAGGAACGTGACTGCTTTGGTGTTAACCGTGATGGTGTTCACCGTTGCGAGCGCGTGGCTGGCCGAATACAGCGCCGGCAGGAAGTTCAGCGTCACTGCGCCGCCGGCCGTCGAAGTGGCATCGGCAGTCACCACAAACTGTTGCAGCGAACCAGTGGACTCACGAGTCTGCGGGTTCACAGCAAAACAGTCGGCAATGGTGAAGACGTCGCCCTTCTTGAAGGTCAGCGTGTTGCCAGCCGACGCCAACGTAATTGCAGTGTCACCTTCCGCCGGGGTGTCGTTAACGGTAGCGCCCGTTGCAGCGCGCGAGCCGTTCGTGTGAACTTTCATCGACTGCGACATGGCCAGTTCCTCGAAGCCGAGGATGCCTTCGCCCATCAGACCCGACTTGAACTGACGGGAGATGGTGCTGACCGGGTTGAACAGGCCCTTCATGCCTTCCACCAGACCGGCGTTCGCAGCCGGGTTGACGGTCAGGTAACGGGGGCTGGCAACCGCTGCCGACTCGTTCATCTTCTGCTGAGCCTGGAGCAGGACCAGCGAGGTCGCGGGCGTGGTGCCCGGGGTGCCGACCGAGTGGAAGATGTTGTTGTACGAGTTGGCGACGTCGGCGTCGATGCTGGCCGCAAGCTGAGAGATCCTGGGCTTGAGCACGCGGTCGGCGAAGTCGTCGAGGGACATCGTCAGCTCAGCGGTCGTAAAGTTCACGCCGATGTGCTTCTGGCTGTCCACGGTCAGGGTGACCTGCTGCTGGCTGACGTCCTGCACTTGCAGCGCAGCACCGTCAGTCACCAGCGAACGATCCGGCAGGCGGATACGCAGGGTGGAGCCGATCTTGGCGCCTTCGACGGCGAAGCTGTCGTCGTAAGCGCGGTTGACGTTGCGGGTGATAACGAGGTTGTTCTCGAGAATTTCGAGAGCCTTCCTCGTGATCATGTCAATTGTCAGCAATGAATTGCTCATAATCCTTTCCTTTCAAGCACTTACGTGCTTAACGAAGTTTCTGTTTCGCTTCCCACGCCTTGATCTGGCGCAGGCGCTCCTGTTCGATCCACTGGCTCGTCGTCAGCGTTTTCAACGAACGGGGGTCGGTGGTGTCGATAGCCGGAGCGCCGCTGGCCCTTGCGCTGACAGGCGCAATCGGAGGCGGGGCAGCAGTCGTTTTCTTCGTCGGGGGGTCAGAGACGAGTTTCGCCTCAATCTTCCCGATCTCGCGTGCTTGCTGGATAGGCGTCAGTTTGGAGATGCGGTCGGCTTCCTTGGGGTTAGACCCAAGGAAGTACGCCACGTCAGGGCCAATTTCGCTTGCCTGAATCGCTTCTGCCATCGCGCCCGTGATTGGAAGCCGAGGGTTGTACGCGACTTGCTCAAAGTCATCGTACTTGTTCCGCGCTTCTTCTTCGCGTTCGTGATAGGCGTCGAGCAACTCCGCTTGCTGTCGCTGAAGATCCTGTTGGCGAAGTAGCTCTTGCGCTTTCTTCGTCGCCAGTGCCTCGGCGTAAGCCTCGACGGACGGAAACTCATCAGCCGGAGGGATTTCAGCCGGTACGGTTGAAGTCACCTTCTGCTGCTGTTGCCGCTCCCACTTGCGCTGCTCCCGAGCAAGCCGTTTGGCCACGATAGCGTCAAGCTCTTCTTGCGTGAAGATCTTAGCCGCTTCGGTTGCTTGTTCGACCGGCGAAACATCATCAGCAACAGGCGCTGCCGTCACGTCCTGTTCTGACGCGGAGTCAACCGCTGGCACTTCTGCTACAACTTCGTCTTCCATTTACGACTCCAGAGAGTCCCGAGTTTACCGAACCCGTGCGGTCAAGCCGTGAGTGCTGCCACCTTGGCCTGGAAGGCTTTCACGCGAGCGTCGAGCGCATCGCGGTCTTGTTTGAGCTTGGCGTCCGCAGCGGTCAGGGTCTCCTGCCACTTGGCCAGATCGGCTTCGCGGGCAGCGAGGCGGGAATCGCGGGCGTCAGCGTCCGCTGACCGCTTTGCCATGCTGGTCTCGAAATCTTTAACGCGAACATCAAAAATCTTCTCGCGCTCGTCCAGCGTGCGCTTCTGCTCTTTGGCCTTGGCGTTTACTTCCTTCGCCTCGGCAACCACTGCAACCGCTTCCGCCTTGGCATCAGCCAGCGCCTGTGCAGCTTGTTCTTTCATCTGCGCGGCTTGTTTTGCTGCGTCAAGACTGCCTTGCCTAAGCGCAATTTCATCCCGCAGCGCGGCCATCTGAGCCAAATCTTTTGGCAACTGGTCGGTAAAGTACTTGATGTAATCGACCGACCCAGAATCGTTTGAAATGTTTGGCATGGCGACCTCAGACGTAGTAGCTGATATTAAGTTTGGCCCCGCTAACCTGCTCAATAAACCGAATTTGAGACAGGTCACCGTCGTATTGCAGGGTCACGCCGGCCGCCAGCGGCATACCCACGCTGGCAGTCGGGTCCACGCCATCGTCGCGCCACCGCACATTCTGCGTTTCCGACACAATCAGCGCCAAAGTCGGTTTGGCGCTCAGACCGTTTTTATCCGTCGTCGGCACGGTCAGACTAGTGGCGGAATTCAGGGTAGTGATTTGCTGATACCCCAAGCAAGAGGTAATAGCTTTGACTGCTGTGCTCATGTCACATTCTCCAGCGTTCCGTCAGGGAACGAAGTGTGATAATTCTATCAGTAATTTCGACAGGAGTTTCGCCGCTCCATGTCAAGATCACTGATCGCCCAGTCAGGTTGTACGCCCCCGCGTCCAGCGCTAAAGAATACGCGCCTTGCGTTAGCTGCGATCCCGCCCACGGCACATCGCCCCACGTCCCCTGCGCCCATGTGTTCTGCGAACCAGCGGAGGGCGAGGGCGGCGACGCGCCGCCTGACAGAAGGATCAGCAGCACGGTTTACAACGTGCGCAACTGGTCCAGCGTAGTCTGCGTCGTCGCAATATCAGCGTCCAAGCGGGTGACTTGTTCCAAGTCACCCACTGCTGCGGCAGAGCCTCGCGCCGAGTTCAGCGCGGCGAGCCGCGCCTCCATGAGCCGAATCAAGTCTTCG